ACCTGTAACAACAATTGTTTTCATTAATTATCTCCAAAAATATCTCTAGTATAAACTTTATTTTTATACTGTGTTAACTCTTCAGTCATTCTATTAGCTAAGATAATATCAGATTCTTTACTGAATACTTCTAAATTATTAACAAGTTCATAGTTCTTATATAACTTACCATCTAAAGTAGGTTCGTAAATAATAACTCTGCAGTTTAACCTATTAACAATATTAATAATAGCAGCTTCTCTGAAGTTATCTGAGTCAGCTTTCATAATTAATCTATAAATACCAACTGTTTCTGGCTTTTTAGCTTTAATCTGTTCAGCAATAAAATCAGCTCTGCTTACATTAGACTTAACAATAGCTTCAACAATATCATGTGGTACTTCATTTAATTCAAAGTTAGCCAATAACTGTTTACTATCTTTTGGTAAACAATAACCAGAATAACCAAATGAAGGGTTATTATAATAATTTCCAATTCTCGGGTCATAACTAATACCCTTAATAATACTCTCTGTGTTTAAACCAACTTTTTCAGCATACATATCTAATTCGTTGAAATAAGCAACTCTCATAGCTAGATAAGTATTAGCAAATAACTTTACAGCTTCTGCTTCAGTTGGACCCATTAAAATAACTGGGACATCTTTATCGAGAGAACACTCAAGTAAAAGTTCTGAGAACATTTTACCTACTTCACCTGTATCACCAACAATAATTCTTGATGGGTGCAAGTTATCATATACTGATTTACCTTCTCTTAAGAACTCAGGTGAGAAATAAATATTAGAAATATTATACTTCTTTCTCATGCTTTCTACAAAACCAACTGGGACTGTAGACTTTACTACTATATTAGCTTTTGGGCAATATCTGAGCGCATTTTTAACCACATCATCAATAGAAGAAGTATCGAAATACTTTGCTACTTCTCTATAGTTTGTAGGTGTAGCTACGATTATAAGTTCAGCACCAGTATAAGCGTATTCTTTATCAGTTGTAGCCTTTAAATTAAGTTTACCACTTCTTAACATTTCTTCAAGAATAGGTTCCTTAATTGGAGAGATACCTTTATTAATCATATTAACTTTTTCTTCAATAATGTCTAAAGCTTTGACTTCATGATTCTGAGCCAATAAAACACCTAAAGATAACCCTACGTAACCTGTACCTGCAATAGTAATCTTCATACTAAAATCCTTTCTATTTTTACAATATAATTATACTACATAAAAAAAGAGTTGTAAACTAATTTACAACTCAGTTCTAAGACCTAATAAATATTGTAACTCTTCATCTTCTGATAGTTTATTATCTATCATATAATCGGAAATACCTTTCTTTCGTTCAAGTATTCCTTGTATACGCTCATCAATAGTATTTCTTGCTATTAAATTATAAATTATTACTGGTCTATTAGTACCTATTCTATAGCACCTATCACAGCATTGTTCAAATTCTGCTGGAGTCCAAGGGCAGTCTAGGAATATTTCATAACTTGCCCGAGTTAATGTAATTCCCGTACCCATTTTTGAGGTCGTACACAGCATTACTTTATTTTCATCTTTATTTTGAAAATTTTCAATACTAGCATTTATTTCTTCCTCAGGTTGGTCACCAGTACACAATAAAGGGTTATATTTCTTCAATAAACCATATAGAATATAAAGCGGTTCTTTAAATGTTGAGAATATTACTATCTTCTCATTGTTGGAGCAAATCTCTTCAACTAAGTCACAAGCTCTTTCTATTTTAGCGTTACCAAAATCTTTAGTAGAAATCATCGTAGGGCAAGTAGCTGCCTCTCTTAATCTTGTTACTAAACCTAAAAGTGAAGTAGTTTTTATATTTATTCTATCCGCTTCTTCAGTAATACCTTTCCGTAAATCTTCATAGAACTTATTATGTGCCTCAGGTAAGTCTATATATTCAGGTACTATAACCTTAGGCGGTAAATCTAAAAGGTCCTTTGTTCTTCTGAGAGAACAATTATTGAGTTCATTCTTTAGAACTTCTATATTCTTATAACCAGCTATTTGTAAATGGCCAAAAATACTTTGGTAAATACAATAATACCGTTTAAAATTAGTATAAGTAGATTTTTCTTCACCTATAAACTTTAATGGTACAAAAGCATCTAATGGGCTATTAACAAGAACTGTACCTGTTAACCCATAATGGTATTTACCAACCTTAGCTAATTTTAATAAATTCTTACCTTGGTCTGAACTAGGTGATTTGGCCTTATGACACTCATCAAAAGCTATCATATCAAAATTATTCTTACTATTTTTAATAGCATCTATGACTGTATTATTTCTTAAGCTCTCTATATTTATAATTATAAAGAATTCTTTAATAGGGTTATAAAGTTGTTCCGCACGTTCTTTAATAGATGCATAGGTTATTTTACCTTTGCTGTTTATTTTTTCACCTATTATAATACAGTCTAAATCTGAGTGTTTTTGAATTTCTTTCTTCCAGTTATTTTTTAGAGTATTAATACCACAGATAATCAAGCAGTGTTCAATTTCTTTTTGTTTCTTTAATTCTTCTGCAGTATAAATAACTTGAATAGATTTACCTAGACCTGGAGCATCTAATAAAAGAGAATTAGGGTGATTTATTAACCACTCTATGCCTTCTTTTTGATATTCGAAAGGTTTTGTTTTATATTGTTGAGTTAATTTTAGTTTATCTTCTTCTTTATCTACTATAGGCATTATTCGTATATTATCTATAAACGTTAAATTGTCTATTAAAAAAGCAAGGTTCGAGATTGGTGACTCCCAAGCCTTGATATTTTTATGATAAATACAATTACCACAACCTCTTATTATATCTATAACTTTTTGATTATAATCTGAATAGATAAATAAAGAAGTTTTACCAACAGCTTTAACACTGTCCTGTTCAACAATATTAATCATCAAATAAAGAAGTTTCTTCTAGTCTTAATTTCTCCAATTTCTTATAAGATGAAACATAATCTTCACTAAAATTCTTATCTGTAGAAGGAGTTATAGTAAAGCTTAAATTAGCGTGAATAGTTAATGGTGTTAAACAATTATCACAAATATAAGTTTCATCTAAGCACATATCTTTACCAGTGATGAAATCTATTTTACCTGAGGTTGTTCTGATAATTTCTTTAGGGTCCCCAAAGAATTCCTTCGGTATAAATATTTCAGCTGGGTGATAAACTTGTCCACAAATAGGGCATACGATTGTAGGTGTTTTATCTTCCATTTGTCATCCTCCATCATATATATTATACAACATGATTAATGAAAAATAAACTAAAAAAAGTGAACACCTGCAGATGTTCACCTATATATAAAATAAATACACACAGTATTTATATCCTAAATGAGGATAAATACATCACCGTTACTACCATCTGAATTTGATGGTAAAGTATCACCATAAGTAATTTTAGGGAAAGTGATATTTATAGTTTTATTAGAAGAAGCATTAGTAGTAAAATTACCTGCGCTAGTACCATTTGTTTGAATAGTTATTGTAGAATTATTAACTGTAGGTATATTTGGACTAGGTGCATTTATTGTTATAATACCATTATTTCCTGTAACAGAAACAATACCACTACCAATAATATTAGTAGAACTTAAAACATTATGATTATCGTGTAAATTAAGTCTTACATTACCATTAGTAATATTTGAACCATTTCTCTTACCATTATCACCGTCAACAGCTGCGCTGACAACTATTGCTCCCACTGTGTCTCAACCATAATTTGTAGTTTCTGAATATTTTTTAATTACATAACCTGCTACAGCTGTACCACCTGGCTTAGCAAAATAGTTATTTTCAATAGTAGTAACCCTATCATTTAAATTTGAAATACTACTACCATCTCCAGAAACACTAGTTTCAAGAGTTGAAATTCTACTTTCTAAGCTAGATTTGATGTCGCTAATCATTTTAGGTGTAGCAGCTACATCTGTTGCAGTACTTGAGGTATTTGAAGATAATTTAGTAACACCAAATATACTAGTGCTAGCTTTATTTATTTCCTGAGCAGTACTAGATGCACCATTTACAGTAGTTGATACCTTTGGCCCAGCAGAACTCGTACCAGAAGTAATAGAATTTGAAACACTAAATGCTGTTCTTGTAGTTGATATTAAACCATTTTCCTGAGAAATAGAAGAAATAAATCCTGAACCACTAGGATTAGAAGCAGATAAAGCGCTTAAAGCATCAGCAACACCTTGGCCTGAAATAGGATTAGGGTTATTAGGTATGTAAATATTAATAGCTTCAGGTATTGAAGAATAATTAAATTTCCTAAAAGCATCGTGATTAATTACTCCATCTTTTATTAATTGAAGTTTAAATTGTTCGTAACCCTGAGTAATAAAATTCTCACTACCACTAGAGCTAAATATTACACCTCTAAATTCTGGCGTATCACCTTCTGAATATATTTCGGTAGTAACAGTACTATTCCCTATATCATAACCAATTAATCTATTAGATGAATCTGTTATAATATATGCCCATTGATTAGAATAACCTTGAGGTAAATCTAATTTAAAATAATAACCATTTATAACAAATTCACAAGTAGGTTGATTATAACTTATAATATAACTAGCATTATCTACTACTGATTTAATAATTCCAGTAATATTCTTTTCAGATGTAAATTTACTTTCATCTTTACTTAGTGCTGATGGGAAAAAGCCTCTTACTTGACTTTTACTAACTATCTCTGCCATATCCTACTCTCCTTATTAAACAATATCTTCTTCTATTGAAGTACCTAAATTACTTATTGTAACTTTTCATGTAATATATAAATTTGTATTTGACTCAATATTTACTGGGGCGTCAAAATCTACTAAAGCATAAACCCCATTATCATAACCACTTGAATCTAAAGAATTAATTCTAAAACCATCTATTGAAAAAGATTCTGGTAAAAATGTATCTGGGATTAAAAATGTATAACTTACACTAGCAGATGAAGTACCGGTAGTAATATTTGTAGTACCCTCATATAAAATAGGGAATGATAAAATAGGTCTTGAAGAACTACCTTCACCTGTAGATAAATATAATAATGCAGGTCTCTTTTCTGGTAAAGAACCACCAACCATGCATCTTAACATATAGGTAAATAATTCAACAGTACCAGTATTGTGTTGTTTAATTACCTTATAAGTTTTCTTACCATGCTTTAAAGTAATAGTAGCTTCACCAGAATAGAATGAAGTTTTTTCTTTAGCTTTAATTGTTCTTTCTTTCATAATTAGTCCTCTACCACATCATTGCTACCCCAAATAGCATTCTTATATAATGTTTTACCTTGATTCTTAGAATCATCTTCTGAAGTTTCACCTAAGTAAATACCCATTTGATAATCTTTATAAATTTCCTTATTTTCTACTTCATCAGAAATAACCATCTTTGTAACATTATTATTTCCTAAATCAGATTCTCTATATTCAATAATTCTGTAAGTCATCCCTGCTGGAATAAGATAACTAAATAAATCATCTACAACACCTACACTAGCTAAAGGTCTAGGTATTTTAACTATAATCATATTACCATCTATTTCTAGAGTACCAGTTTCTTCACTTATAACACCGTCTAATTTTCTCATTCTCATTAATACTGTGAGACAGAATTCAAGAGCCTGGATTGTACCCTTTCTTCTCATAATATATTTGAAGTAAGAAATAACAGCATCAAGGTCATCTAAGTCCCATGAGTGATTAGGAACAAAGTTTAAAGTTCTTGCTCTAAGAGTAGTTAATTTATTATCAATGTTATTTTCCCAAACATTCATATCGTCAATATACATTTTTGTCATATTGTATATTGCAGTAAACAATCTAGCGATTGTTTGGTAGTCTCTAGATTGTTTACTATATTCAATTGGCGTTTGTTTAATTACATCTATCATAACAACACCTCTTATTTATTTTTATTTCTAATTAACATTGACTTAGTAATAGCAAAGTCAGAATTATCTAAATCTATTTGAGGAATAGTAATAATATTAGCAACATTATTTTTATCCCAGAAAATATTTGGATTCATAATATTTTCATCTTGAATAGCTAAATCCTGGTCTGGTCTATATACATAATAAGGTTTAACATACTTATCAGAATTACTAATTAATTCTGAAATTCTATCAAGTACTGAACTTAATGATATTTGCTCAAGATTAGCATTAATTCCATTAATTACTTCAGGTTTTAAAACAATTAAACCTTCAGTATCTTGAGGTGCTGATGACCAAGTAAGTTTGAGAATTAAGTTCTTAGAAATAGAAATTGTACCAGTTTCTTGTTCACTTGATTCACTTGAATTATATTCTGGAGAAATTACTGGGGTAATTATATACATGCCTTCTTTAGATAATACCATTGAGGTATCAGGTTCAGAATAATTATAATCACAAATTTCTACACTATCACCAGTTTCTTCATCAATTAATTCAACTGTAATAGGTACTCCACCATCTTCACTAGTAAGTAAATATACAGGTAATAAATATTGAGTTTGTACTTCAGAACCAATTTCATAATTTACATGATAACCTAATGGGAAATCAGCCTCACCATTACCACCAGATACTGGGATTATATATCTACCATTATTAGCCTCTAAATAAGTAGGTTCATTTTGATTAGATTTATATACAGTAATTGCTCCAAAGGCATCTGTAACAGATTCTCCTCTTTGTGCCCGAGTATCTGTATAAGGAGTATCATTATTAGCATCCCATAAAGTATTAAAATTAGTTGTAGTAAACTTAATGTACTGAGTACCTGTAGTATAGTAATAATCTCCTTCTTCTGATGATGAAGTTATAGCATCATAAATATTACCAACTATACCATTATAATATACAAGTTCTTCTGCTGTTAATGTTGGTTTAGAAATAGTATATGACATAATTCCAATATCAATATTATTTTCTAAGTAAGGAGTAATATTAATATTATTATCACCAATAAATTCAACACTTTCAGAAGTTTGGAATTTAAAACTATCTCCACTTGATTCTGTTGTAATTACATGTTCTTCTGATGAATCTGTAGTAGTAATAGTAACAGATTGACCTGGTAATAATGTTTGGTCATTTAAATTATTAACTGAAACATCAAGTCTACTTCTGATTAAATAATTATAACTAGTGTTATATTCAAGTGTTGAAGTAGTATCAGCTATAGTATAAATTAATTTGAATGCTTCAGTAGGTGATAATTCTTGCCATTCATTATTTATACCATTTTCGTATAACCCTGCAGAACCTTGTAAATCAAGACCTTGTATAGTAATCTGACTACCTTCACCTAAGGTAAGAATATTCATTTCTTGAATCTTTAATTCATTACCGTCTCCAGAGAAGTCCTTAACTTGCCATTTAATATCTGCTGCAAATCCTTCGTTATTTATTGAAGAAATATTGGTAGTAGATGAATTTATAGCACCAATTGCCCACTGTGATATATCATTTTCAGGTTTTGTAATTTTTGTTCCAGCACCAAGAATTACCATAGAATCTCTGGTACTATTACTGTAAATAAAGTATTCGCCTGAATTTAAAATAATATAATCATCATCAGCTTCAAATAAGATATTACCAGGGTTATTTCTAATCCAATAGCAAGGAACATTAGCACCATTTAAGGTAGTCTCAAGTATTTCTCTAATTTCAATTTGCTGACCTGAACTTAAAGCAATAAACTGGTCAGGTTGCCGTGAAATACCATCATAATTCCAAGTTCTACTAACTTTACTGCTACTAGATTTTGAAGTATAATACATATTAAATGTAGGTCTAATAACTGTACCTGGACCATAAATATCTGTTTTCTGTACTTCATCTTTAGTATATAACATTACTAATTGTTCACCAGAATTTAATGTATATTCAGTATTTGCTCTAGCTACTACTTCATTACTTTCATCATCTGTTGCAGTATTGAAAAATCTCCAATAAACATAAGCAGGATAAATCTTAGTAGAATAATAGTTAGGGAATCCTATTTGAATATATTCATTTTCTCTAACAACATAATTAAGGTTATTAGTAATAGTAGAAGTTGTAGTTATGGTCTGAGATATTTGTATTTGGCCACTACCAATTCCAGTAACAGCATCACTAACACCAGTAAGTTCCCAACCTGTATCAGATAAGTTACTGATTACTACGCTTGTTTCATCTGTTGAGGAATATGTTCTTTGATTATCTTGAGAAGTTGTAACATAAGCCGTCCGGCCTGCAGGTAAAGTATAATTACCATGCCGAGGAATTTCTACATCCCAAGTAACAGAAGTACCAGCAATTTGTAAGCTTACTGTAGTAGGGAATGAAGCAGAAGTAGTTTTGTTTTCTGTAACAATTGATGATACTGGGTCATTCATTTCGATTACTGACTCAGTACTAATTGATGTAATACCTTCATATGATTCAACATCTTGCTGACCATATTCATAATTAAAATTATCATCAAAGTTAAATAAACATAATCTACCAGCCAAAACATTCTTAGCTACTAAATCAACTAAAAGGTCAGAATCTTCATATACTGGGGTTTCAGTAACTTCTCCACTCTTCCAATTAACTTTTACAGCTACTGGGTTATATTCAAAATCTTCTAATCTAATACTTTTAATTCTATCATCACAGTTAACAATTACATCATATACTTCATCATAATTTAATTCTTCACCAAAATCAACTTCTCTAGCATTAAATGCCATTGTAAGTGCCTGATAAATTTTATTAAATAAATCTTCTTTAGCTTGTTTATCAGTAATCTTTGAATAAGGAGTAACAGTAACTCTTAACGGTACATAGTTTTTAAAACAATATACTTCATCTGAAGTGTGGTCCATAAATTCATGATTAATGCACTTTAAACCTCTAATACCATCAGGTCCAATTAAAGTACTTATTGTATCTGGGTGAGCAGGAGTAAATGAGTTATTTAAAGCGGCACTTCTAGAATATGGAGAATAATCAGACATACTGAAAGCTCTTAAAGCATAAATACATAAATCATACTGACTCATTGATTCAGATGCATCAACGAAATCTTTATAAGATAATTCAGTAATTTCTTCCCAAACAACTTCTGGGTTAACTTCTGTACAAACTTTAAACTTACTACCAGTAAATGCTATATTACCAACTTGCGGGTTAGCAGTACTAGTAACAAAAGTATATTTTGTTATTCCTGAAGAAATAGGTATATTTTCAAAATATTCACCATATTGGTCATAAGAAATAACATTTACAGCATGATTGTAATCGTTTCTAATATCTGTAACAACTCCATTAGAAATTAATGGGTTATCAAAATCATCTGTAATATTATAAATAGCATTTGAATAATCTCTGCAGGTAACTAACGTATCAAATGTACCAACAATCTTTTTGAATGAGCGGTACATTTCATTAATTGTTTCTGGGTTCTTACCATTTCTTAAAGCCGACATATTGTTTACTGAGAAATCACTCATATTTATATTAATAGGAGTTGACTCAGAACCAATATTAAATGTTGTAGGTGATAATACTTTAGTAAGAGTATTGGCATCAACGTTACCATTAACACCAGAAGTTGACATATATTTAACATCAAGACCATTTTCGATGAGGTTAGCAATGTCACTAGGGAATTCAACATAAGGTAAATTAACTGTTGAATCAAAATCGAATTTATAAATCTTAGAACCTAAAGGCTGAGTTAATAAATAATTATTTCTTTCCCATAATTCATTTTTAAGATTATTATCAGCTTCTCCATAGTTTTTAATAAAAATACCATTCTGTGGAATATATATGTTTGGAAGATATAATCTATTATTTTCATCTAAGTTTTCTAGAGTAATTCTTCCTTCATTATTTATCTGAAGCTGATTTAAAGTACCTTCCATAAATACACAAGTAGAAACGGTACCATTTTTATTTATGTTTAAATTAGTAACTTGAGTGTAAGCATAATTTTCTTCAGCATCAGTTATAACCATAGTATATGCAGGGATAGAAAATGCAGTAAAGTTTTCTGCATCTTCTTCACTAGGTTCATAATCAAATGAAATATCACCTGTAGCTGATACATAGTATCTTGGAACATAACCATTCATTTCAGTAATATTTCTGACTGAACGGTCTTGTGTAGCAGAAGGTAAAAATGCTTCTAAAATGTTTTTATCAATATTGTAGTTATTATGGTCTGCAATAAAAGCACCTTCTTTTAACAAAACAACTCCAGGGTCGGATTCATTAGTACCCCGTCCTGGATTCCATTCGTTTGTTAAAGTTTGAGCCAAATCTAAAAGGTCTGGATAAATAGATGCGAAGTCTTTATCGGTAAACGACATTTTTGAAAGCTGAATATCGTTTTCATTTATCATATTTCGTACTCCTCCATAATATAATACATATTAAACTACAGTATCTAATAAAACAATAGTGTATAAATTAGTTTGGAAATCAACTCTGTTAAGAGCCTTAATATAGATTTTAACTGTAGAACCTTCTGATTTAACAGTTATGTCTTTTCTTTCAACTTTTATCTGTGGCATAAAAGTAATTATTGCCGTATAAATATCATCAATAACTAAATCTTTTAATACATAATCATTTTGGTCATATAAAAACTTTTTTAGGTTAGTACCATAATAAGGGTCACCGAAAAGTTCTCCCTTTTCTGACCAAATTAACATTTTTAAATTTTGTAAAGTTGCATAATAATCTTCAACTAATAAAGTTGAGGTTTTAGTGAACATATTAGGAAAGCTTATAGATTTCATTTTAACCTCCTACTTATACCGATAAAGGGTATTTTGGACCCTGTCAAGTATCTATTAAAATATAATCACCCATACCACCTGAAGAATTATTAGTAACCCCACCTTGATATAATTTAAAAAAGTCAATAGCTGAATAATCACCAATTTTAGTATTAGGTGGTAATGTAACATTACCTGTAACATTTAAATCATTAACTACATGATACGTTGATACTTCATCTTCTGGCTTAACGTATAATTTTCCAAGAATAACTGGGACATTTAGTTTATCATCTTCAAATTCTACGTAAACACAATCCCCTTCTTTATAACCGTAATATTCTCCCGGTGGTGAACATAATAAAGCTCTAAATATCATTTCTTTATTAGTATTATCTTCAAGGAATGGTATTCTAACTTTATAAGCATTTTCATTTCCTTCAGGTAATTCTTTTATATATGCTTTTAATATCATTTAAATACCTCTTAATTAGGGTTACCACCAGCGTTACCAATTAAACCTTCATCAGGTGCAACTCTGAGTAAACCTAAAGTTGTTTTATATCCACCAGGGCCAATATTATCTTCCTGACTAGTAATAATATAATACCCAGAAGAAATGTGTTTCCTACCAAATAACCAAACATTAATTTTTACATACGTCATTAATATAGCAGGTTTTAAAAGTCCTCTTATATCTATTTGAGCTTCTACTGGGAACTCAGTAACTTTGGTCCACCAAGATTTATCAGCTTCATTTAAATCGTATTTAGCACCTTTAATTAAAGGTGAAAATTCATATTCAAGTTCACCCTTATCATTAATTCTCTTAATATAATCAGAATGGTCAAGTGATTGATTATAATCATAAAGAATAGACCAGTTATCACCTTTACTAAGTTTAAAACTTGTTACTATATTAGAAGTAGGATAACCAATATCTATTTCATAAGTACAAAGTTTATTTAAAGTATTTGATGAACTTTGAATCTTTTGTACTCTAAAATAAGGTCCGCCGTATCTTCCAGTAGTATCTTCTGAAGTAGCCAATGAATACACATTTGTCTTTTTAGCTTCGGTTCCGGAACTTCCAGTAGGGGTCATATATGAAGTCAAAAGTGCAATATAGTCTAATACAGAAACATTTGTGCAAGTAGGAATATTTATAGGCTTATCATCACTAGCTATTAAACCCATTTGTTCAACTAAAGATTTATCTTTCATACCAGTAAAAATATCAGTTAAATGATATTGTGCACTGTATAAAACTTCTTTTATTACATCACTAGGTTTTTTATAAACATTAGGAAAAGAATAACAACCACTTAAAGTAAGTGCCACTGAACTAGTAGCTTCTACAGTATAGTTAATAATAGAATTTTCTCCAAAATTAAAACTTGTACTTACCTTAGTTATAATTGCCTTTTCGCTTCTATAAATATATTCAGGTAAAGAAAAATCACCATAATCAATATCTATAGTTCTTGTTTTTGATACACTACTAAAAATCTTTTCAAAGAAATTAGGGTCACTATCTTGATTTACAGGGTATCTAATACTTAATACATATCTATTAACAGTACCATTTATTTTAGTAATTTTTAAACTTTGGATAAAATTAGGGTACTTTGTTTGAATATTAGTATATAAACCATTACTAGCAGTACCTGATTTTTTAGCTTCATACACACCAAAAGTATACCCACCTAAATTAACTCTAACAAATGGGGCTTCAACTCTAGCAGTAACAGATAATAAAGAACCTATTCTATTATTATCTCCAGAAACAGCTACTCTTTGCTGATAATCTGATGATGAAAATGCGTCTCTTACAGACTTCCCTGCGTTATATGCACTATCTTCCATTATCTAAACCTTATCCCTGCTAATGATGGTATATATAAAAAGTTAAAATGTTCAGCTAAGTTTATATAAGGGTCTTGAATTCTATTAAAATCAGCAATAACCCAATATAAATCAGGTCGACCATAATAATAAAGTGCTAAAGAATCTAAAGTATCTACATCTTTTATCATGTGTATAGAATACTCATTTTCTAAAGTTAACTGTCCGGTTAACCCATAAACATATTTATTATCTTCAGTATGGAAATAATAAGGAAAAGGAGCATACCTACAAGTATAATCGTAGTTTCTTATAGATTTATCTTTTAATACTTCCATAATTTACTCCTTCCCTTAATTTTGTACTTTTTCTCCAGATACATAATTAATATATGGAGGTTTTTCTCTATATAATCTAGCTAATGCTCTAGTTTCATTAACTGTATCAATTTCAAGACCATTTCTGTACTCTTCATGAAGTCCTGGGTAGTGTTCTACAATAAAGTTAGAGCCTGCGTCACGTGTAGGTCTTTGAGTACGATTGTAATTTCCAAACCTAGCTTTATCAGTTATTGAGTTAGAAGAATAAATATTATTAGTTCCACAGATACCTCTGAATGAACCTAATTGTAATACTGATTCTGCATCATAAGGGTCTGTTTCAGTAACGGTAAAACCAATTTGTACTTTAGCATATTTTTGATTACCATTTTTATCTGTAATTAAAGGCATTTGGTAAGTAACTCTAACGCCACTATTTACAATACCTTTAATAAATATTTCATCTCCGAATCTTACAGCTACCATTGGAGGTTCAACTGATTTAGAACCATTATTATAAATCCGATATTTAGGTAAAGCTATTGATAATAAATATTTTATTAAAGTATCAATATAATCATTTCCCTGAAATACACCATCTTCATCATATTTACTTTTAAATGGTACAACATTATCTTTAAAATTACTAACATTGGTATTTAAATCATTCATTAAATCCCTATGTAAATCCAAAGTTATTTCAATAGTTCTAGGGCCCGAATTAGCGTATGACCAAACAGGGGCAGACCTACCTAAAGCATTAGCTGATTGAAAGTTACTAGTCATATTATCAGTAATACTTTCAGGATAAACAGGTAAAACACAGAATTGGTCTAAGTGATAAAAATAGATGTAGTTGGTAATCATTCTTCTTGGCTCTACATCTCTACCAAGTCTCTCTGTTACTGCCATCTAGGTACCCCAAAAAATGTTATAACATCTTTATCACCATAAGAAAGTAAATCATAGTATGTATCTGAGAATTTTAATTTAGTACTATTTTTAATTATTGTTTTTTCTTCACTACTATCACTAGAAATAGAATTAATAGTAATATTTGAATTTTTACCTGTTTCAGTATCTAATTTATTATAAATAGTTAATCTCAAATTATCATCTCAAATATCGTAATCTCCTCTAAATCTACTACCTTTATAAATACCGTATTGAAGTCTCCCAATATTGTATTGAATTTTTTCATCACTGGTAACTGCATGTCTTAATAAATATTCTACCAATCTATCTGCGAATGGGTAACTAACTTTATCATTCATTTTTAATAAAGATAACTTTTTAGGTGGAATATTTACTTTATCAGCCCGCTCACCATTTAATATTACTTTATTTATTGAGATATTTTGGCAAGTAGTTGAAGTAGTAGTATAATTACCTTCTAAAATAGTTATAGTAGAATTAACAATAGAAGGTAACTTAATTAAAAGTTTGAGATTTTTTTCAAAAGGCCAATATTTAGAAGCATCTATATCAGTTGAGAAAGTAAACGGTTTAGAAAAAGTTGACCCTTCGATAGTTTTATGAGTTTTAGCTATTAATTCATATGAAATATCATTTATATCTGAACCAGTGTAAATAAAACAAGCCATTTCATAAGGCACTGGTGAATCAATAGCTATTGTATATATTTCATTAAATTTAACAGGTACTATATAATATTTAAAATTATCAACACCTGTATTAATATCCATTGAATAATCATCTGTAACCTTAGCAGTAGTATATAATTCTGGTGGAGATTCATTACTGAAACAGTTATATAAAGGCATTAAATCTATGCCTTTATAATCTCTAATAAATCTAAGATAATTACCT